ATCGGTGAGGATCATAGTTACCTTGCCTGTGGCAAGATCCATAGCTGTGAAATCTTTCTGTAGAACTAAATCTTTAGTGTCTTGGCTTACGAGATTAAATACCAAAGTGCTGCCTGTGATGTTACTGGCTTTTTGATCACTGTTACGGACCTGGATATCGATGCGATTATCAACACCACGAAATATTTTTAGATTTCTATTATACACTCTACGATACCTCTCAGTTGACCAAGTGTCCGTTGGGGTGGTAAATACATCGAGTTTGTTGACATATAAATAAACAGGATTAAATTGCATACACTAACGGACCTTTAGCAGTATTTATCGAATGAGAATAACAACTAACCTACAAGAAAATTTCCCCTTTATCAGCGTTATAGTGCATGTTAGCCATGAATATGTGGGCATCATTATCAACCAAGATGCCCAGGTCACTAGTATGTATGACTACTCTATGATAAAAACCGACGAGGAAAAACAACGATTCATAGAACTGGGCGAAGCCTGGTGGTGGGAGTCGAACAGGCAAATTCCTATCAACATTTTCTTGGCTAAAGAAATCATTGAATTTCGATATGTGATTAGAAACTTTTCAACCAAAGATGTCAAACTCATGCACGGTCCTTGCACCAGTCTTAATGACATCATTGTCAAACGAATCAAGCGTAAGTCGATTACTCTAGTTAGAAAGATCGGTTAACGTGTTTTTCTAATAATTTTTTTATATCAGGATTCTTTTTCCAAGGACCTGTCAGAGACCAAATCTTGGAATCTTGCTTTTTAGTTACAAAATTTTCTAAATTGCACAAATTAAAAAAATTGTGTTCTTGAGTTATTAGTTCCGACATGCAGACCTGATCTAATCCATACATATTCGCTCTTTGCAGTTTTTTCATATTTTCGGTAATGGCTTCAAACGGAATATGTTGAATTTTTTCGTTGTATAAATTTACAATATTTTTTATAAAGTTTTTTCTTTTGTCGGTAACATAAAGAAAATTAGCTCCGGTTTTCTTCCACAAAGTATCATAATGTGGATAATATAGAATACCCAACTCTACGCTGTTGTCAAAATTTATTCGTTCATTAAAAATAATATCTGCGTCTACTATGTATGCTTTAGAAATTAAATTTTGTTCGAACAATAGATTAGAAATAAAATATCTCGAACAAAAATAATAACTTTTTAGTTTATAAAAATTAATATTTGTAGTTGTTAACTTCTCTTTACTAATTGAAAGATCGATTGATAATTTTAAATTTTTAATTTGCTCAAGTAGCGAATCGGAAGGATTTATTAAATGTAAATGAACGTCGTGACCGTGATTGTCGCAAGAAAATAAATTGTAAATTCCATAATTTATAAAATAATTCTCATCACATTGAAAAATTACTTTTTCTCTACCTTTTGGTCTAGAAATTAATTCTACATCTTGAAAAAACATTAACTATACCCATAACTGATCTGCTCACAGATCAAATTCATTTGCACCACAATGGCTACAGCATACGCAGTAGCATGCGATTGCTTGAAGAAATACTCATCATTCTCTGGTTTCGTCCATACTTCCGTCATCACCGTAGTCCAATCTTTCCCAATCAGATAACGCTTCGCGGGTCTGATCATCGCCAGCACCGCTGCCAACTGCTCTATAGATTCTGGTTTGCTTTGTCTCAGAATAGACCCATGTCCATTCACATGGAACAGGTTCTGGATAAAATCTTCGTCTTGTAGTAGATCCCATAATGGTTCAGTCTCCATGAGTTGAATGAGATGAGTTTCGTCTCTGACACCTTTGTAGATTCCAACATTTAAAAAATCAATCTTAAAATATGCTTCTGCTTCTGCATGATCATAAGGCACACTGCACACAGCTTTCTCAGCATTCATCGGAACACCATGTAAATACACACCGGTGTTGTGTTTGGTCAGAGTTTTGTTGTCAACACGGCTGGCAGGTATATATTTGAATAACTTCAGAGCATGATCTCTATCTACAAAGTCTATATCGATATCAGGCATTATTGCATCCTTGTAGTTTCGAATAACAGCAGTGGCAGGGTTTCTGCAAGAAACTCTGCATATTCTTCTGCAGATTCTTCATCTGCAAAGTTTGAAAATTTAACATATACACAGTGTTCACTATCTTCTTCTGTAGTCATTACTTCTATATCTATGTCATCACTAGAAATTAATTCTTGTTTGTTTTCTTCAGTCACAGTATTTTGGCCTCCTTGATGACATCTTTTACTAATTCATGATCTGCCGGCAGAGCTTTAAATCTACGCAACCAAAACTGAGGATCTATCATAGGCCCAATGATTTCTAATTGTTCATCATTCATGCGAGTCAACATTTCTTTGCCTGACCGAGTATTCAATATCATCCAAGGACTTACTAATCCTTCTTTGATATCATGAGTGGCTCTGTTTAGATTTACATAGGCAAAATAATGTTCCCATGCTGCAGAGTTTGATTCCGCCCATGACATCATGGTCATGATACTGCGTTGTATGGCACCATCAGCAGGCTCTACTTTGATTAAATCTGCGATATAGCTTTGATACAATTCATCTCTGCACCAATGATCTAGTTTGACTCCGCTTTTGACCACATAGTCCACAAATCGTTCAGGATATATAGGCGCTGTATTAACCAAGAAACTGCCAAACTTCACAAAGGCTGTGTAGAAACTAGATGAAGCAAATTCTTCAAATGTCTTGGGCTGTTGTGCTTTTTGCGTGAGCTGATAGAATCTTTGGAAGGTCAACAATCCCATTAGCACATGTTTTTCATTACGACTGAGATGTCTGCGTTTTTGTTCGCAGACATGCACCACCAAAGTCTTTTCCTTGGCAAATAATTTCTCGCAATGTTCACACTTAAAATTTAATTGCATTGACTTCTTTTTTGTCCCATCCAAGATTTTGACAATAGTCTTTGATTTCTCGATCTGTGGTGATAACTGCAAGTGTAGCAATGTCTGCCCTTTTCATAGTTGGAAATAACGTGGCAAGGAATTCTTCTTTCTTGTTCTTTTCTTTTTTTAGAGGAATCCATTCATGGAACTGTTTGGCTTTAGATTCGTGACTGCAAGCCACTAATGTCAGCCATTGTAGTTTAGGGTGTTGGCTGATGTTGGCCCAGTTCTTGTTGTAGTATTGATTTACTGTGAGCAGATAGTGTTCTTGTATTTCTCTATCAGAGCCCGATACACTGCTGATATATCTATTGAGATTCCATAGATCTCCTTTGATTTCTTTTCGGCCTTCTTCTGTGGCTGCATCCCAAAGTTCTTTGATGCCCTGATCAACACAGGGTATGATATCTTTGAATAGGTCTACGTGTTTATTTTTGGCCATGGTCTTTGCTCAAGTGATATAGTATTTTAACACGTTCTAGAGCTTCTTGTAAAGTGGGATTCGTCCGAGATTCTTTTAATATATCTTTCCAAGTATTTTCTAATTCATAATTGATGGTTATATTTTCGTTAAATGGGTCGATGTATTTTCCAATCATCGTTCGTTTTGATTTTCCAAACTCTCTGGCATAGATTTCCTGACCATTGCGTTCGTAAATATAAGTTGCACCTGGAGTTAAAGAACCCATATCAACCTTTATGAATCATAACACAGTCTTTTGGCCAACTCACTTCCATAGTATATCCCCAAGACAACAACAGATCAACTGCTAGATTTCCTTCTTCACCGTAGTATCTTTTTGAATAGTTTTTTTCTTCCATTAATATTACGGGTTTGTATTTCTTAATAGTTTGTTCAGCGCCTCGTAGAATGTACGGTTCATATCCTTCGCAGTCTAATTTTATAAATCCAACTTCTGTTAATCCAAATGAATCCAAAGTTTTACAGATATGTGTCCCAGCAATTTCTTTATTGATATGAGTACTGAAAGTAGTTTTTTTGTGAGTTAACGAAACTAGTTCTTCTTTGTCACTTAGCCCACAATCACACACCACTACATTATCTAATTGAAATTTTTCTACATTTTTTATAAGACAATCTCGAACCGGAGTATCTACTTCGAATGCATAAATCTTAGAAAACTTGCTATTTAAATTGTAACTCATTATACCATAGTTAGCGCCTGCATCTATAGCTGTATCAAAATTATTAACAAATTCTAATGCAGTATCGAGTTTACTTTTTTGATAATCAAGGACACAAGGTACCCGATCAATACTAATATCTGCTTTTTTAAGAGCCGATCTTATAGCCTTATCTCCCGGTATTACTATCCAGTCTTCGATATTCATATCAGGTGTCCTGTTAAGTTTTATTTTTCTGCAATCTTTTTAAATCTGCATCTACCATTTCTTTGATCAGTGTTTCAAAATTTGTTTTCGGTTGCCATCCTAACACTGTTTTAGCTTTAGAGCTGTTACCACAAAGGCTATGTAGTTCTGCAGGACGTTTGAATCGAGGATCTGATTCAATGTGTTTTTTCCAATCTGTAATACCTACATGGTTAAACCCGATAGTTAACAGATCTGCAATGCTATGTTGAATGCCAGTGCTTACAACATAATCACCCGGTTCCTCTTGTTGCACCATCATCCACATGGCTTCGACAAAATCTCCGGCGTATCCCCAATCTCGTTTACTATCAAGATTACCTAGGGTTATTTTATCCTGTAGTCCTAATTTTATTTTGGCAATGCCGTTGGTAACTTTTCTAGTTACAAATTCTATTCCTCTTAACGGACTTTCATGATTAAACAAAATACCATTTGATGCATGTATGCTATAACTTTCTCTAAAATTAATAGTCATCCAGTATGCATATAATTTGCTAACTCCGTAAGGGCTTCGTGGTTTAAAAGTTGTGTTTTCATCCTGCATGCCGCCGTTGCTATTACCGTACATTTCACTGGTGCTTGCCTGATAATATCTAGACAACGGGCTGTGCATTTTAATAGAATTTAAAATATTTAAAGGACCCATGCTGTTAACTTCAGTGGTTAATTTATTTAGATCCCAACTTGCTCCTACAAAACTCTGTGCTGCTAGATTGTATATTTCATTAGGTTTCAAATTTTTAATAATATGATTCATAGAACCGTCGTCGGTGATATCTCCAGTTACCAACTCAACATCGTTTTCAATTCCTAAAAATTCAAGATTATTTAAATTTGGATTAGAATATCTTTTTATTAAACCGTATACTTTATAATCTTTTTCAAGAAGAAATTTTGCAAGATAAGGACCATCTTGTCCTGTCATTCCTGTGACAAACGCTACTTTTTTCATTTTATTTTTTTCCTTAATTTTGCAATAGTTTCATCTCTTTTTTCTTTTCTGCCGCCTTTAAAATGTATCATGTAACCTTTAAATGTTTGATTAAAATGACTTTTTGTGATATTGGGTGTAAGATTGTAACCTGTTATCTTTTTAAGATTTTCTAATTCTTTTCTAGTAGCATCAAACACGTGACAGTCGGTGTATGCTTCTAGTGTGTATATTTTATCAGAATCGTAATAATTTTTAAAAACATCAAAAAATTCTTTGGTATAAGGATTTCTTAAATCAAATGCAATAAATCCAGTTTCACTATACGTGTCTCTTCCTAAGTAGCTGGTAAAGTATCCATTTGGTAAAAACTTCTGTAAATATTCTGCCGATAACGGTTGAACTAATTCAGTATCAGCATCCAACCAAATTAATATATCTACACCGCTATGCATTGCAGCATGCCAAATAGCATAACTTTTGTGACTAAATCTTACTCCGTCGTTCATAAATGAATCGATAGGTTTGTTTTTATTCCTATTTTTAAATTGAGTCAAATCAGGAACTGCTTTTTCTAAATTTATGATGTTTATATTATGATTTCTTTTAAATAATCTTTTATTATCATCTATATAAAGAAATACTTCAACAGATTTATCCAAATTATTGTTAAGACTGGTTACGAAGTTTTTTGCATAATCTTCGTAACCTTGATCGCTGAAAGTTGATACTATTCCAATTTTCATTTACAGACCCAGTTCTTTTTTAAAATCATTGATAACAGATAACTTGTGTGTATCAATTTTTGCAAATAATAAATCTAATTGTATCGTTGTGCCGGATTTATCAGTATGCATGCCCACAATATCCTGAACAAAAAAATTAAAATCTTCTAGGCGTCTCACAATAACATCTGCCAACGGTGCACCTTCGTTGTATGGAATTAGAGAAACTTCTACAATAACATACAACGCCTTGGATAAAGCCGATGTGCCTCCGTTGATAACATCTAATTCAGCTCCCTGAACATCAATCTTAATCACATCAAATGTGCTGTCAGGAAACAAGGTGTCAAGGGTGGTCACCGGGACTTTAATTTTTAAAATTTCTTCATCAGATAACTTATTAAAATTGATTTCTTTGTAAAATGATGCGCCTTTGGAATTTGATTTAGCTTTAGGTAAAATAAGTTCTAACTCTCCAATAGTATCTGATATACCGTACTGAAAATACTCAACTCCTATTTTTTTCAAATTCTTTTCGCAATAAGGATTTGGCTCGATTGACGTTATTTTACATTTAGGAAATATTTTCCGCCACTCAACAGCAAACTGCCCGGTGTTTGCTCCGATGTCAAGACACGTGGTAGGTGTAAACGTATTAAACGCAGCTCTTAGTTGTTCGGCGGTCGGATTACTCATTTTATTTTGAATATCCTACTGTTTCTCTTTCAATGTCGTCGTGATCAAACTCTGCCCAATATAATTCAAAGGCAACACAATCTGTGACCGCTTCGAACTGATGATATTCACCGGGAGCGACCTTGGTATACTCACCAGCCCTGAGCAAGGTCTCGTCAACTAGATCGTAATTGCCTTTCCAAACACGGATAATCATCTCTCCAGATTCTACAAAAAATCCGTTCCATTTAAATTTATGGTTGTGCTTGGAACACACACCACCGGCCTTGGCTTCAATTCGATGGAATTCTAACACACCGTTGGCTTCTAACAATTCTGTTTGTCCCCATACTTTTCCTGCTTTCATGCTATCTCCTTAATATGTGTATTTAATCAGATCAATTTGTGTAATTGTAAAACTTCGCTTTGTCTTGAAACTTCTTTGACAAAGAATACACAAGGTGGGTTGACCTCTTCACTGAGCGGCACCGTTAATAATTGTCCGTTTTTCATCTTAGGAAAATACCAACGCACATCCTGATAGATATTGACAATTTCTATAGGCATGTATTCTGCTCTAAATCCCTTGATTGGATTAAACACTAGTGCATCAAATCCACGCTCATTGATACTAGTCAGGGGTAACACTTCTGGATCTAGACCACAATCTTTGTCTCCCACAACCATGCACCAATCCAATGGCATTTGCACTTCATAGCCTCCGATGTTCAGCACTATAGCCGGTGAATTAAACGATTCTAAAAATATCAAAGGCATGAAATAAAAATCTGGATCTTGAGGATTTGAATTATCCAGCACCGAAAATCTTGTATCTTCGTCTACTTGATCCGGTAATTCGTTCAGATCAAATGCTTGATTGTTTAATGTTAAAATTCTCATATGTTAACCTTGGTGATGGCAAAGGGGTACTTGGCCTCTTTGTAAAACTTTTTTCTTTCTGTTAGGTGTCGCTTGGCATATTTGCAGGTGCTGGTAATGTCCCAGATCTCTACATGATCTTTGTCTTCTGCTTTTCTAATGCCTCGCCCAATGCTTTGTATAACGCGGACAAAGCTCTTTCCGGGTTCAAGAAGAACCAAATTAAAAATACGTGGAATATTAATACCCACAGCGGCCACACCATAAGTCGCCAAAATAATCTTGCCATTACTTGTTTTAATTTCATCATATTCTTCCTTGCGGTCATCGAGTTTCATACCGCCGCTGACAAACACCGCCTCTGGTATTAGGTCAATTAATTTTTTTCCTGTGTCAATTCTGTTAATTAACACCAGGGTATTACCGGTAGCAGATAATGCCGTGATCTTACCGGCAATCCACTGCAATCGATTATCGTCTGTGACAAGAAATGAGTATTCGTCTTGGAATGAATTAAACACCTGCACATCTGTGGTCTGTAAAACATTGATATTCAATTGTGCCAGCACACCTTTTTCCTGTAAATCATACGCAGATACTTGATTTATCACAGGACCTATACTGGCCAGTATGCCTTGAAATTCCCACTGTTCTTTAGGCACAGTTCCAGTGAGTCCCCAACGTATGGCACAGTTACGAAAGTTTTGTGTCAGTAGTTTGGTCAATACTTCTGCCTTGGCTTGGTGAACTTCGTCGACAATGATCGCGCAGACACCTTCACAGAATTCTGCCAATGTCATGGTGTCGTTGTCATAACTTTTCTTGTCTAACACATTCAAACTCTGCCAGGTGCATATGGTATGCGTCTTACCTAGTTCTTTTCTATCTCCGAAGTAAACACCGACATCTAGTCCTAGATTTTTGTAATCTTCTTCAGTTTGAACCACAAGACTCTTGTTAGGAACAACTACCATTGTGCGGCCATAAGGTTCGCATAGATGACTTAATGTTGCTGTGGTAATTGTTTTTCCAGCACCAGTAGCTACTTCCTGCAAGGCTTGGGGATTTTCTAAAAACTTGTTGATCACTTCATACTGATAGTCTCTCAGCACAATAGGTTCACCTGCCTGTTGATGTCCTTTAGGCCAAGTCTTGCCAAGGTCAGCCCAATAATTTTCATCAATGGCAGCAAATTTTAATTCCTGATGCGGTCTAAGATCTTCAACTTCAATGTCATAACCTTCATCTTCGATCACTGCTAGAATCACATCAAGGTGTGCAAGATATCCGCTGCCACCTATGTTAAAATAGGTTTTAGTTCCATCCCAACGACCTAGTTTGTATGCAGGCATGTGTCGAGCATAGGGCAAATCGAACTTTAATTTATTGACAATTTTTCGTCGTGTTTCAACTCGCAGTCCATCTACCTTGATGTTTACTTCGTCTTTGATTGTTAACTTACAATTCGACAATTTTTTGTCCTTTGGTTTCTGTTGGCTTTGTGTCGCCGAGATATATCACACAAGGATGACACATAAACCAATCCCGTGCCATGGTATTTGTTGGTGGGAAAATGTTATTTGTTACTATTAGTGTAACATCATTGTCAGACTTAAACAACCACTTGGCTGGCTTTGATTCAAAAATTAATATCCGGCCGGTTTCAACTTTGCCGCCGACCCCTGCAATCTTGATCCAGTCATTCAACCCCGTGGTAGATTCTTTATTATCTCTAAAACACACCTTGATTTCTTCACGACTAACACCACTTTTCTCAGCATCAGCAACGAAACTCTGTAGCCATGGCAGTGTG